TCTTCATGGCTTTCTGCAGGAAATGGATCGTTAGCTACATAATCTGTTCCTTGTGCTAAACTAATATTCCTTTTAATAATTACAGTTTCTGAAGAAAGTGGGTTATTACCAGAAGTGAATACTACATTACCTCCAGCATCTTCCCCTGCACCTGTTACTGTGTAATGAGTCGTTAGGGTTTTTGTAGTTTCCACGCCTGTTGCTGTGGTTCTAATAATTACTTTAATTTCTGCAGTAGAAAAGACTTTGAAATTGTATGCAAATGTAGATGTGCCATCAGTTCCATTAGATGAACTACCTGTAAATGATACTTTTGTATTAGTTGTTGATACTGTCATTGGCCGAAATTCCGTTAGTTATATATTTAGTGTCTATCCCCCTTGAAGTAAATGCCTTAACTTACGATTTTGTGGAGCAGAAAAAACTATTCTTTTAGTTGCTGTTCTATAATCGCTAATTATACTTCGTATATATAATTCTTTTGTATCGTCATCTAAAGAGTTATAAAAATTATTTTCATACCCTTTTCCGTCTATTAAAGTATATAATGTTTGATATAATGTTTTGTTATTATATTTTGGTAATTGTAAATTTCCAAAAGTTTTGTTTAAATTATCATAATCCTCTGTATATTTATATGTATCTATTTTTATTCCATTAACCCTTGTGCTTCTTGAAAAAGGTGCTTTTGGAAAATATCCTAATCTTAAAAATTCTTCATCTACAGGATTTCTTGTTTCTTTACTAGCATATATTGGAGATAAAACATCCCAAAGCAAACCTACTGCGTTATCACCTAATGCTAAATTTTTAGTAGGAATAACATTCCCCCAAAAATCTCTTTTAGTTGGTAAATTATCACCAAAACCTAGTGTGTTTTTTCTTGCATCTCCTAAATATCCAGCAGTTTGTTTTAAATCGTTTGTGCTTGCTTTTTTAATTTCTCTTTGTAAAGCACTAAATGGAACTAAAGCTCCAATTAAACGAGAAGCATAATTTGTTCCAAATCTATCTGGATCATTTATAACTTCTACTAATTCTGATATACCAGATAAATAAGTTTTATTAGTTAAACTTTGTGCTAAAGCTAATACTGTAGTGCTAAAAAGTTCCATTGGCCCATACTGTGCATCTGTCATATCTTCTTGCTCTAAAAACATTTCAGACATATCTGCAACCACACCTAATAATAATCCTATAGGATCAGTTCTACTATAAGTAAACCATTTATCTCCAATTTTTATTGAGTAAGGTGATATGCCCATTCTTCTTCTTACTTGTAATTGTCCTTTTGGTTGGTTACCTAAACCTGTTAATTTACCATTTAAAGTTAAATCCATACCCCACATTGCTGTCATATAACCAATGCTTAGTTTTGACATTGCCATATATGCTTCTGTTTTTCCAAATTTTCCTGCAAGTTGTTGGTTAAATTTAGGAACTACAAATCTCATAGGACTTCTTTCAGCTACATAAGATAATATGTTATATGGGGTTCTGAAAAAAGGTACAGCAAATCTTGCATAAGGTGTTCTTAACAAAAATTCTTGAAATTTTTTCATACCTGGATGATTAACTTTATTTGTAAAAGTTTGTATATGTGCTTGTTCATCAGCCAACTCTCTAATTTCTAAATATTTATCATCATCTATTTGTTCTAATATTTCTGCCTTTCTGTATTTAACATAATTTGATTCTATTTCTGCTTTTGTTTTGGCATCTTTTATTAATGGAGTTTTACCCTCACCTTTAGTTATAATTTGTCCTTCCATTGATTGTTTTCTATATTCTTCTACTGCTTTTCTATGTGCGTGTTTATGTAATCCCATTCTATAACCTATAGTCTTAAACAAAGCATCTTCGTGCATTAATGCCTTTCCAGGTAATCTAATTAATGCTCCAAAAACATTAGTTGCTGGTCCTAATGGATGTTTCATTTTTTCATCTAAAGAATATTCTGTTTGACCTATTGCTTTTTTGTTACCAGTTTCTAATTTTGTATTTGTTAAATCATAACCCATAGGTTTTTCCACAGGTTTGTTTGGACCATATTTTCCAACAACATCTTCATTTACTGATTTACGATAATACCTCATTAAATCTGAAAAAGCAGACATCATACCATCTGCTTCTGCCATAGTTTCACCAGCCATTACTGAAACATTATCACCAAACGCTTTTGAAATTGCTCTTGCTACACCAACCTCAGCAAACCTTAAACCTAAAACCACACTGTTTCCTATCATATTAACTAAGTGTGTTTTTGGTCCTGATAAAATACCATTAATAAATATTTCTAAAACTTTATCTACTGTTTTTGCTTTGTGCATTTCGTCTATTCTTGCAGTTAATTTTCCAGGCAATAAATTTGCTTCATATAAATCTCTCATTCTTTGTATTTTTGTTTTAAATAATGAATTATCACCGTGTACTTCATCTATATATTTATCTACATAATCTCTAGCTTTTCTAGCATCTTGTAAAATATCTATATTTACCAAATGTCTGTCATGGAATTGTCTTGCTTGTTCTGCTCCTAGTTTTCTCCAATGTGCCATAATATATCCATGAGATCTTTGTGCTTGTTCCCAAACAAATATATCCATTTTTGTATCAGTACCAAGTCTTTGTTTTCTTGCTAAGTCTGCAGTTAAATCACTCATTTTTTTTATACTACTTTTTATAATTAAACCCATAGCAGCTACTTTTTGTTCAGTTATATCTTTAAGCATGCCAGGTCTTTCTATTATATCTTCCATAGCATCAGGCACATATTTTTCTGCTTGTTTAAATAATTTATAATCATTTATACCAAACATTGCTCCAGGCACCTGATTTCTTTTTTCTTGTATTTTTAAAAAATGTTTCTCTTCATTGTCTGTTAATTTTTTTCCAAATTCTTCTCGTTTTTTAAAATCATCTATAACATTTGTAAATTGTCCTTCTACTTCTAATGCCACTCTTCTAGCATCTTCTGGACTACGAATTTTTCTAAAATTAAGATCAAGTAATTCTTGACTTTCAATATCTTTTTCTAATTTTGTTTTAAAAATTTTTTGTTTTTTTGGAGGTTCTGTAGTACCTATAATATATCCACCTTTTTTAGGTCCTAAAGTATCTGCATAACTTGGATCTAATTCAGAAGAGTTTATTTGTTCATTTTGCATTTCTCTATTTTTATTAATTTCTTCTGTTAATTGTGTTCTTTTATTTCCCCTTATTGCTCTAACTCCTGGAACTAATATACCTTCAAACAATGCACCTAACCCTAATCCTTCTCCAAACGCTTTTAATCTTCCTACTGCTTTTTCATCATTAGGATCTGCTTTTAAAAATTCTGTAATTGGATTTGAAAGAATTGTATGGTCTTCAATTAAAGTTGAAAGTCTTTCTTCTTGTGGATCAAAAACAGTTGCGTCTGCTATTCCTCCTTTTAACATACTTTTACGAATTGGTTTTCCTTTGAAATATTTTTCTGCTGTTTTACTTGCTTTAATAAATTTACCAGCACCAACAAATCCTAAACCAAATTGTAATATGTCTTCTACCATTCTACCAGTTACTGATTCTGGTCTATATTTCATATAATCTTGCCATTTTTCTAATCCAAAAATATATTCTTCATCATCAAACATTTCCTCTACAATCTTTCTTTTTCCAATTTTAGTACCAACTAATTTTGCAATACCTTCAATTAAATCTTCTCCTGCTTTCACAGTTTCTACAACAGCATCAGTTCCTGCTGACCAAGCTGCTTTAGGTAAATCTATTGTTAAACCTTTAGCCACATCTTTAATAATTCTTTTACCTAAAGATTTATTTCTATTATCTTGTAAATTTTGATTAAATTTATTAATTTGGTCTTGTGAAAAAGTTACTCCAAAATCCTGAGCCATACTATGTATTTGATTGCTTTTTTCTTCTTAATCTCTGTTTTCTAATTCTGATTTATACCAGTCTTCAATGTTTGTCGGTATTGGTTCTATCATTTGTTTTTTCCTCTCTCAGGTATGTCTTCAATTTTTAATCTTATACCACCTTCGTGTTGGTCATTGTAAATTTTTGCATCTGGTATTGTTGGCTCATCATTTCCTACAGCATGTCTAAAATGAGGACCTACATTAATACCACCAAACTTAGTCATATCATCAAAAAAACTAAAATTTCCATAATCTTCTCTTAATGATGGTGGTTTATCACTATACATATCAAATTTATCTTTAAATATTAAAGTTTGTAAATAACCTTTCAATTTAGCTTCACTAATTGTTCCTTTAAACAAATCTTCTAATTCACTAGCAGGCGAATATCCTCCTTCTACTTGTGTTAATTTTTTAATTAAAGGTATAAGTTCTTTTATTTCTTGGTCTATTAAATCATTTACATCTGGAATATGGTCAGGGTTTATTCTTAAATGATCTTTTATAGTTTCAGCACGATCTAAAAGTTGTTCAAAGACAGGTTGTAAATTATCTAATCTTTTTTCGTATCTTGTTCTATTATCACCTAGTCCTTCTATACCTGAATATTTATGTGTAATAATATCATTTATTTGAAAATCTCCTTGTTCCATTTCTTTCATTTTTTTTCTTATTAAATCATTATCAAATGGAAATTGTTGAGCTGGTTGGCCATTTGTTATTCTTTTTTCTTTCCATACTTTTATAAGTTCTATATATTTTGGTCCTTCTATATCTAATATTTCGTTATTTTTTTTAGCTGCAAAAAACATTGTTGCCAAACCTTGATTTATTATATTTCCTGTATCATCAATTAATGCGTCAGTATAACTGTTTGTTAATAAAGTATGAGGTCTTAATCTATGTGATTGTCCTACAATGTTTATTATAGAACTATTTATACCAAATTTTTCTTCAGCCATTTTATTAAATGCTTCAGTTAATGCACCAGGTTTACCTTGCCATTCTGATCTTTTTTTTTCTTCTAAATCACGAAACAAAATTGTAAAATTCTGTACATCTGCTGCATCAAAACTATTATCTATTCTTTTAAATTCATTTAATTTTATATCAACTAAATCAGATTCTTCCTTATAACTTTTTAAAATTTTAGAACCTGGATCCTTCCATGTATATTTTTCTCTCCAGTATTCAAAGTCGTGTATATTAATATCACCATTAAGATAAGCAATGTCTAGTTCTTGTCTAATATCATCATTCCTAAGATACCCTTTTCTAATATATTCTATGGAATGTGGATTAGAAATAGAATCTATTGTATCTTTTACAACCACCTCATTTATATATTTTAAATGTGCCTGATGTCTTGTATCACTATATTTTTTTTTAGATAATGCTATAGTTTCTTTAAAAATCGGTTCAAGTTTTTTTAAATCATAATTATTTTCTTTAGCCGTTTCTTTAATAGATTGATAAAATCCACCATCATCTTTGTCTTCTTCAATTAATGCATCTTCATCATTTTTTATTTTAGTTTTAAGCATCTGATCAAAAGAACCTTCTACATTTGACATTATATCTTCATACGCAGTTTCATCACCGTTTAAAAGTTCTAACATTAATGGTTTGTTTTGTTCTAAATATTTTTGTACTTCCATGTGAACATTATATGAACCTTGATTTTCTTTATCATTAACAACAGCATAATATAGTGTTTTCATTATTTCATTATTTACTTCCTCTAACTTCTGAGTTACTTCTTCTGGTGTTCTATATAAACCAGCAGTATTTCCAATTCTTGAATGTATATCTGTTTTAGTAGCAGCTAATATTTGTGGATTTAAAGCATTACCTTTTTTTAAATTTACATATTGTTGATTTATATATTCTGTTTCTTTTACTTTTAATTGACTTGTTTGGGCTTTTGTTTCGTGTGCAAACGCTTTATTTACATAACCAGATTTAATCAAATTAAGTTGTTGGTTTAATCTATCATACCCTTTTTGTGATGGAGCATTTTCTAATAATTTATTTATTTTATCTTCTGCAGTAGTATTAACTTTATTTTTATATCCATCTAAATCTGCACTAGGCCAGTTTGTTTTTTCTTCTTCAAGATATTGTGTCATAAAAGAATCAAATTCGCTGACATTTTTACTATACCATAAATTATCTTTTGCTAAATTTATACTATCTAAACCTTTTTTTAATGCTTCATTAGATGTATTCATAAGTTCTGCAAAACCTTGATAAGCAAATTCAGAACCCATAGGACCACCTACAGCAGGTTGTATGCCAGTTTGTAATTTTTGTATGTTAGGTTTATATTTTTGTATTCGTGCCATAGTTTATAATATTCTCCATGATTCTTTATACTTCGGTTGTTTCATATAACTTTTATATCCTTTACTTTGTGGAACTGTTGTACCAAACATTTTTGCTCCTCCTAAAAATTGATTTTCTCTTCCCATATAAGTATCAAAATAATTAGTAGTATCTGCAGGTTTTTTTGTTCTTTCGTAAATATCTGATCCACCTTTAATGACTCCAGCGACAGCATCAAATTGAACTGCTCTTACTCTTGATTTATAATAATGTTCAGATTGTACTGCTTTTAACAAATATGAATCTCTCCTTACCAATGCTTTATTAATTTCTAAACTTGTGTTATAAGCTATTGCTTGTTTTTGTGTTTCAAATATTCTAGCATTATCTACAAACATGTGAACAGGTGTTCCTCTTCCAATATCTACACCACTATAAGCGTAAGCTGTTTCTGCTGCTGCTTGTACTTCATTCCATTCTGTTTGTAATAAATCAAATTCAAATTCTTTTGATTGTTTTAAATCTGCTATATTTTGTTCTTCGGCTGCAGCATTTCTTCTTTCAATAGATGCTGCAATTTGGCCTTCTTTTTTTAAAGCATTGGCTTGGCTTATCTTTGCTCCAAATTGTAAAGCAGTTGTTGCTGCCATCATTGCTGTTTTTGCGTTCATTATCTTGTCCTCGCCATTCTCATATAATCTTTACCGTCTGGTCCATATCTAACCATTAGTCCTTCTGGTTTAAAACCTAACATTAATGCAAACTTCATTCCTTCTGGAAAATTATTTTGAACTACTATTTGTATTCTTTTATATTTCTTCATTAATATATTTAAGTTTTGTTTCATTGTTTTTACAGTAGTAATAGGATGTTGTCTTATTAAATTACTTGCAAGCAACCAACCCTCTCCTACTTCTTTCCATAATTCATACACTCCAGAACAACCTACAACTCTGTTATTATCATCTAATCCTGTCCAAACATTTTGTTTTTCTGGAAAACTTTTTAGGTAATGTTGTTTAGTTCCATAAAATAATCTTCTGTAATTTGGTTCTAAATCCATTAACTTTTTTATATGTTCTTTTTTAAATGGTACTATTTTCATTTACTAAATATGTTAGCACTTGCAAATATAGATAATATTGTCATAGGTAATGGTTGATTTTGTTGTACTACAATATTACCATTCGTACTAAATCCTCCTCTAAATTCTACTTCTTTATCTCCACTAAATAAATCTACAGCACTATCCATTGAATCTGCAGAACTACGAAACGGAACTCTATCTACATTACTTGTTGAACTACCTACTAACAACCCTATTGTTTTATATAATCTAACAAAAATATTATGTATTCTTTTAGGCATACCTTGTACTGTTTCTTGGCCTGTTCCAACAGCCGTGTCCATTCTTAATGTTTGTAAAGTTGATGTATAATTTAATCCTATATGAGCTTTTACTGCATATCTATCTAAAGTTATTGCTCCACTTGATACAGTTTTATTTGGATGTGTTGCACCATTAACCAAACATGTAACTGATTGTCCTTCTAAATGATGTAGCCCTGTTAATGTTATGCTTGCTAAGTGCATTGTAAAACTTCCACTTCCTGTTGAAGTAATATCAACTTTTTGTGCTACAGTTCCAGCAGTTGCTCCAGCAGCAGTTAAATATAATTCTACGGTATTGGAATCTATACTTTTAATAAAATATGTTTGATATTGATTTATACCATCAGGCATTGTTGCAGTATCTAATGGTTCTATTTGTACGGCTTGTTCTGTACTCATTGCATGACTAGCTATTGTAATTCTATCGGTGCTTGCATTAACATTAGAATTAGTAAAACTTTTAGTGCTTGCAGTAAATGTTAGTCCACTATCTACAAAAAACATATTGTTATTATTAGAACCCCAATCTATTGGTTTTAATTTTTCAATAAATCTTTTTGTTGAAGAGTTAATTGTTCTTTTAACAACAACCCACATTTCATCTTCATCAGCATCTGTTGGTATAGTGCATACACTTTCAACTAATCCATGAGAATAAGTCAGACTATCATAACTTTCATGTGTTCCAGTAAAGGTTCCACCTATTTCATGCTCATGCCAACCAACAACTTTTTGTTCTCTTTGATATGTCATACCCACCATTTTTCCATTTGTTAAAACACACCAAACAACACTATCTGGTTCTTTTTGATATGCTTGTTCTACTACACCAGTTTCTGTTATATGTTCTGCAAGTATAGTTAAATCTGGTGCAACAAAAGAATCTGTATCATAATCATATACCATCTCTCTTAACTTTCTTTTTGCTCTTTGAGTAAAAACTGTAACATTAGAAATACTTAATGGATGTATTGATGCACAGCCATAATTAGATTGTTTTCTTATTTCAATATTTGTAGGTGTTAATGCAGAGTCTGTTCCCCCACCTTTTGCTATAAACTCTCCACCCATTGTTCCAATTAATAATGATCTAGTTCCTGCAAGCCATCTAATAACATTAACATGGTCAGATGCTATTGCAAATATCATTGCATCACTAGCATCAGTTCCTGCTTTAAAGTTTTCATAATCTGCTGACTGACTAAAAAATAAAGATTGTGGTTCTGTAGCTGTTGAACCAAAAACTAATCTTTGTTCAAAAAATGTAGTAGCAGCAGGATGTCCTGTCGTATCTGAAAATGCTCCCAATGACCAATCTGCTGTTCCACCTGTTCCAGAAAAATCATCTTTAATATCAGCTTTTACAACAGTTGCACTTGTATAGGTTATTATTTTTGCATAACCAGCACTAAAAGTAATTAATCTTCCTACATCGCTTGAAGCAAAAGTACCAGCAGATGCTGTTATTGTTCTATCATCTCCTGAAGTATGAGATGGTGTCATAGTTGTTGCTGTAGTATTTTGATCTAAGTAAGGACCATCAACTAAGTCTGCTTCTGTTAATGTCCAAGTGGTATGTGCTGTTCTTGTTAATTTTCTAATAGATACATCTGGATGAACTAAATACATAACATCTGCAGATTGAGTAAATTTAATATCTCTTAATTGTGCTTCAGTATATGGGCTTGTAATTGTATAAACTCTTGATGCAGTTCCTGCAGAACTATAAGCAGTAAAAGCACTTGAATTAATATTAGTTCCATCTTCATCTTGTAATTCAAAAGTATTAGTTGTTTTATTTGCTACCTTATATCTTCTTCCGTTTAATTCTGTCATTCCTACAACTGCTTGTATAAGAACAAAATCTCCATTAGAATAACCATGCGATGTTGCAGTAACTACACATGGGTTTGCTTGTGTTGCTCCAGATATAGTTTTTGTTGCTTCATATATTGGTGCTTGATTTTTATAAAATCTTATTTTACCTGTCGCAAATTCTAAAACATAAGTTTGTACTGTAGAAAATTCAAAAGGTATTAATCTTGTATATTTAGATTGGTCGTGAACTCTTGAAACAAATTCTGTACCTGGCCTTCTTGACACGCCACCATGTGGATGTATAAGAAAATTATTTAATTCTTTTGCAGAATTATTGTAAATTGCTAAATCAGTTCTTCCTTCTAGTCTGGGGGATATTTCACCACCAGTAAAATTTGAATATGCTAATGTTGTTCTAGCCATTATTAAGCCCTCGCATTAAGCCATGTGTTAGCTATTATTTTATCTGGTTGTCCTTCTGTCGCATCAGCATGTCTTGCTTCTACAATCTTTGCTTCATATAATTGCCACATAGCATTTGTTAATGTAGTGGAACCTGTGATAGCATAACCTGTATCTGAAGCTAATCTTGCAGCAATCGTTTCAATTAACAATGTATCATATTCATTTGGATCAGTAACTCTTCCAATATATTTAATATATACTGTTGCTTGGTCTGTTAAAATTTCTCTTCCTTCTACTTTCCAATCTATATCCACTTCATTGGAAGAATAAGAACCTGTATGAAAATCTAAAATTCTTAAACAATATGGATCGGTAGGTAGTGGATAAGCATAACTATACTGATAAGTAGGAGTTGTTGAAGATTGATTTAATTGTTGTCTGTTAATTAAACAATTCCAAGCATGTCCTCTAAATACAGCATCTCTTACAAAATCAAATCTTTGATTTAATAAACGAGCATTTTTACTATCCTCTGTTAATGATACAATGTTAGATGCTCCTAACATGTTCATTGCAGAATTACATATATCAATTTTACTTGCCATTAATTATTTTTTTTCTCCTATTAATAATATAAAAAAATTTTGCCAGTTTCTGTTTACAAGTACTGGCTAACTCAGAATCTTATTCAGGGTTGTGTTAGAATTACAAACGCATTAATCAGTTGTATAATATACCCACATACTAATGGTTTTAGCATCAGCAGCATTATTTCCTGTTAGCTTTACCAAAATATCAGTTTCAGTAGTATAACGATAACCAACACCAGTCATTGCTGCAGTTGTTCCATCAGCAATTTTTGATGAACCACCTAACATTGATTGTGTTTGGCCAGCCGTGTTCCATGTTGATACAATAGAAATAAATCTATTAGGATCATCAGAATCTCCAACTTCTAAAGTTGAACTACCATGTAAGTCATCTGCTTTTAAGATAACATCATGTATTGTGGAACCTGCAGGCATCCTTGCCAACGCAACGGTATCGTCTACGGCAAAAGATGATGTTTCATAGGTATCATACCACACTCTTAATACTCCGTGTACTTGCTCAGAAGATGCAGGAACTCTTGGAGTTGCGTCTAAATTTGTAATGTTTACACCTTTATGTGCAGCCATATTATTTAGTTACCCCTAGTCCTCCCTACATTTAATTTCAACGACTTTTTCTTCTTCCATTCTTGTAGCACCGATACTCATACAATAATAGACTTGTGTAGCATAACCTTTGTCAGCTCTTTCATCTATTTTTGCTGTAATATCTTTACCTATTGAAAGTAATAAGCCGTCTTCAGCCCAAGCAATCACTCTACGATTAACTCCAGCTTCGCTGGAAAGACGATTAGATACAATAAACTTAAAACCTAAGAATGTATCAATTTCGCCTTGCACTAATGCTTTAACAGTATTGTAATCTGATGAAGTTACAGTTGTTATGTTTAACAAATCTGCAAGTTGTTCAGGTGCAACAGCACAATAACGAGGTAATGTTGGATCAACATTATTCTCATCAAGTAGTTGTTTTGCACTAACAAGTTTTGCGACTGTCAAACCTGCAGCAGGTGATCCGACTGCAACTTGTTGTCCTGCTGGAAAACTCGTTGAAGTAGAACCTGTTTCACCAGTATATGCAGTTCCGAAAGCAGCAGAGATGATTTCATCATCAATAGCTCTTCCCATTGCAAATGCTGTGGCTTGTGAGTAAGGACTTGTTGGATCAATTAATGTTCTGACTTTGTCTTGGTCGTCAATTAAGTCAGCATACTCATAATCAACAAGCGATACTCTTCTTCTGGCATGTGGAGTGTCAATTTGTGGTGTGTCTGCATGTCTGCTCATTCTCTTTTGTGCAGTCGCAGAACCAACTTGATCGTAAAATGCGTTCTTTCCTACTTGGCTTTCAACTCGTACAGCGTTTCTGAACAAACTTCCTTTTTGTTGAGAAAGTAATTGTACATTACTACTATATTGTTGAACAAAAGCCGTAGTAATTTGAGAACTCATTAGATCTCCTTATCCAAAATTGTTAATAAAAAATAAACAGCGAGAAGTGCTGTCCATAATTGGACACTCTCTTGGGAAGTAACGATTACCCCATACGAGTCATTAGACTAACAACAGGAATGTTCCCATTTACCCTGACTTTTGTTTTAAAAAAACCAAAACAAAAAAAACTTTTTAAACTATCGCACAAGCGTAACTATTGATTTCAAGACCAACAGCAACGATACGAATAGTAGGTTTTTTCCATTCATTCATTTTCCTTATCTATTCCTATTTCCTTTCTATCCTTCTTCTGGATGAACCATCTCTTGCATGTCTGCTACTTCTTTAACTGCATCTTCATGGCCTGGATCTTTACGATTCCAGTATGGTGAACCAGTAACAGTTAATTCTGCAATCTTTCTTTTAGCTTCTGCAGGAGTGAAAAACTCACTTCCTTTTTCTCCAGTAGCAATCTTGTCTTCAGATATAGTGTCTGCAATGTTAGACATCAACTTTATAAATGTAGGATGATTACCTAATTTAGTTCCATCTTTTAATTCTACATCTAAAAATTTAGTATCGCCATAAGTTTGGAATACTCTTTGAGAAGATTTTAATTTTGCGTCATAAGTTTTTCCAAACTCTTTTCGCAATGCAGCTTCTGATTCTGCTCTTTTAGTATCAGCATCCACATTTATATCTTCTATTTGTGTCTTAACTAAATCTTTATACCAAGAAGTTAATCCTTTAAATTGTATTTGGTTAAGACCTAACTTATGAGCAGTATCTTTAAAGTTTTTTACATTTTCCTCTGGAATAGGTAAATCACCCAAATCTTCCTCATAAGTTTTTGCTTCTTCTGGTTTGCCTAATTTATTATATACAGCATCCCATTCTTCTTCCGAAGCATTTTTTCCAGGAATTGCAATCTTATCTGCACCTATCATTTTTTGTGCATGAATATAAGATTTTGCTAAACCTGGCACATCTTTAACAGTTGTCAATGATGGATCATTTCTTAAATCTTCTGGGAGATTTTCTCTCCAATCCACTTGTGCATCTAACGGTTGTTCTTCTGTTTGTGCAACATCAGACGATGTTTCTTCTGTCGCTACCTGTGCTTGCTCTTCAGCCATCTTGTTTATTTTCCTCCTTTATAAAACTTAAAATGGTTAATAAAACAGATCGTTGCCCTTCAAGAAAGGCACTTTCGTGTGAGTCATTTCTTACATGCGTAGGTATGTAATGATGACAACGAAACTTTAAATCTTTTAAAACTCTTTTGCCTTGTTCAGAACCAAAGACAACTTTATATTCTTTTTTTAATTGTTGTAATTTATCTAAATCCATTATGTTGCTTCTGTAGTCATCATGTTTGCAACTTCTCTAACAGCAGGAGCTGCCTTCCCTGCTGACTCTGCTGCTTGTGCCAATTGTTGTTGTTGTAATTGTTGTTGTTGTGCCATAGCATCTTGTTCTCTTTTTTGTGCAACACTAACATCATCATTTAATAATGTACCAGGCACACCTAATATATCAAATATATATTTAATTAATTTATCTGAATTTATATAATCAAACACAGGTACTTGTTGTTGTAATGGAACAGCAATTTCTAATGCTCTTAATATTCCAGATAAGTCAGAAGTTCTTTGTGCTTTAGCAAGTGGTGATACATATTCTATTTCTATATCAACACCTTCTAAATATTCTGGCATAGGTGGTAATTGTTCATTTCTTAATAAAATGCTAAAAGCTCTATTAATTAAAGGTCTTAATAATTCACTTGTTAATCTTCCAAGAACAGGTCCTAGTAATCTCATCTTCTCTTCGTTTCTTTGTACAACTTCTGTTGCTGTCATTTGTGGGCCTTGTCCTAAAAGTAATTGGTCTACAAAAAATGCTTCTCTAATAGCTCTTCTTTTTTGTTCTTCCATATTTAATCCTATTGGATTATTAGCACCAATATTTAATGGTTCAATTCTATCTCTTGTTCCTGCACGATAATAATTTAAACCACCTGGAACAGTTCTTACAGGTAAAACAAATCCATCATCTGGAACTAGCAACGGTGGATCAACTTGTTTTTGTGCTGCCTTGATTGTTGTTTTTGACATTTCGTTTAACATTTTAATGTCAGGCAACGCAGTCATTGATGGACTTCTTCCATATACTTCATTAGATGATTTTAAAAATCTAGGAACCATAAATGGAAATTCATCAAAACCACCTTCTGCAATTAAATGCTGTCCGTCTGGATCAATATAACAAGAACCAAATGGTTTGTTTAATTTGTCTTTTTTCTTTGTATCATAATTATCTCTAGGATAGACAGAGTGTAAGATTGTAACATCTTTGTATGGATCTGTTTTTGCTTCATTAAGAATTTTACTTCCTGCTTGCACACCCCATTGTTGAACTGCTGCTCTTGCAGACATATTAAATTTTCTGCAAACCATATCTATTTTGCCTTGATGATTTTCAGATATAAATATTTCTGCAACATGTCTTGAAGAGAAACGCAACTCTCCATCAGAATCTTCTAGGAATAAACAGGCAGTTCCAAAAGCAGTAAGGTCCATATATAATTCGTGTATCTCTTGTTGAAAATTACTACGAGCAAATGCTTGATACATTCTTTCTACAGCAGTATCTAACCATGCCTTCGCATTTGCGTCATCATTAATTTCATTTTGTTTATATTTTAAATCAAACCAAGATGTAGAAGGGTTGGTAAGCATCCCATGAAGAGATGCAGATAATAATTCTAATGCGTGTATTGCAGTAGCATCATAAATTAATTCTGTTCGTTTATCTCCTTTAGCTCTTGTCTTAGTAACATTCGCTTTTCTAGGTAAAACATAATCAGCAATTTCTTGCCAATGTCCTTCCCAAGAATAACGAAGGTTTTTTAAACTTTCAAACTGTTTTAGTTTGTCAGATACAAATTTACTTACAGCCATATTTTATCCTCCTAATAAAGTTTTCTTCTCTGTCAACGGTTCACCAGTAACACCCTCTGCTCCAGTCATTATAGTTGAATAACGACCTTTTCTTTTTCTTTGTTGTGCTGCTGCTGCTTCACTCTGTTCCAACTCTGCCTTTGTTGGTCCTGCTGGAGCAACTGGTGCTGGTGGTGGAGCCACAGGTTTAGGTTGTGGTGGTGGTGCTGGTGGTGAAAAAATACCTCCCATTATGTAGTACCTCCTAATAAAGTTTTCTTATAAGTTTCTGGTTCATCCAGTAATCCTTGTGGGCCTGTTTGTATTAATCCAGCCCTTGCTGCTTTTTGTTTTACTCTTCTTCTTTCTCCTGCCATCTCATCTAATAAAGATTGTGCCTGCGATTTTTCTGCAGCAGATGCTTGTGGATCATTTACAATACTCTCTGCATTATCTCTAGTAACAGGTGGTCGTGGTGGCGACTCTGGTATTTCTGGTATAGCCATGCTCGGCATCTTTGGTTGCATCATTAAACTTGCTACCGATGTCATTGCACCTACTACCGAACCAATAGCCATCATTGTTGCTGGATCTGCACTCATTATCCTAAACTCTCCATAGTAAATGGATTATATTCCTGTTGCGAAATTCTTTGTTTTGGTTTTCTCATAAATCCTTCTTCTGTATCTAGTCCAATTCCCATATAACGAAAGGCATCTGCAGAATGAGATGACCAATCGTGTTTAGGTCTTGTCCTAAACGATTGAGTCTTTTCATCATATACCCTGTGATATTGACGAAGTGCCTGCAGGCCCTCTTCACAGTTTTTTGCATCAAACCAACACCTAGATATTAATTGTTGTGCTGCATGTATTCCATCCTCAACAGGTAACTTTGGTACTATTTTGAAGTTTAAACCTAACTCCATAGCGATTTCACGCCTTGATTTACCTGTACCTAGTTCTCGGACATCAATATCATGTGGAGCATAGTGATGTTGATAAAGATACTTATAAGTATTTAATACTTCACAGTAATGTTTTAAACCCTCACCCTTAGCTTCATAATAATTTATAACATGAACTGCGTGTCCTATTACTTGGACAAACCAAATTGCTGTTGCATCTGCAATACCTAAATCCCAAAAAGTACTTACAGGATATCCTTCATCGTATGGAACTTTTGTAATTCTTTTTTCATGTAATGCTTGGTCTAATGGCTTTCCATATATAGCACCTTCAACATTTGCAACAAACGAACACTCAAACTCTTGCTCAAACTGGTTTTCAGTCATTATTGCCTTTGCTGCTTCTAATTCGTCTTTAGGAAGTATCTTTGTTTGTGATGCCCTGTATACTTTAGAGAACCATTTAGGATTAGTTATTGATTCCTGATATAATTTATAAAAATTATTTTGTCCTCTTGGAGTTCCTACAAAAAAACAGAAACCTTTTCTGTCTACCAATGCAGGCCTTACCACTTCCCCAAACACTCTCTCTGGCATGTCTGCATATTCATCCATCACTATACCATCCAAAAATATACCTCTTAAACTATCTGGGTTCTCAGCACCAAGCAGAGATATTCTGGAACCATTAGGCATATCACATCTTAATTCTGTTTCATGGAACTTAGCACCAGGAACTTTTTGTGCATAATATTTTAAATAATCCCATGCCACCGATTTTGCTTGTCTGTATGTGGGTGCCATATAGGCAAACCGAGAAGATTTGTTTGTGGTTGTGAGTGCAGCACGGAGCAAGTGATTGACAGCCATAACTGTTTTACCAAACCTTCTATGACATACTACCACCGAAAATCTTTTTAAATTATCATGTAGATATGCTTGTAGCTTTCTAGGGCTATAAGGTATCTTTACTACTTGAACCATTTATTATCTTTTTTTTCTAAAAATCTTATCAGTAGGTATATTAATCTGGCCACCAATAGTTTTCTCATCTCCATAATCACTTTTACTTATTCCAACGCTACCAGTAATACCACCTTCTTTTCCGAATTTCTTTTCTAATCTTTTTTGTTCATCTGTTTGAGTATAAGTGAACCCTTTGCCAGATACAGATTGTTCACCTGGTTTTTGTTTATATTTAAAACCTAGTGTTTCTACTTCATATTCATCTAAGTTTTTAATTTTACCTTTTACTCCTAAGTCTTTAACAATTTGTGGAACTTTGTCTTCTATTTTTTTATATAGTTCTGATGACGCATACGCACCAATATAATCTGTCATTTGGTCTGTAGGAATATTTTTGGTTTGGATAGATTGTATGAGTGTGGGCAAGTTCTCGTATACAATCTTTTGTTTCTTTAAACTTTCTTTTTTATCCTTCTCTTCAAATTGTTTAAACTTATCTGATAGTTCAACCTTATCTGGTGTATCTGGTTTTGCTCTTTGTTGTTTTTCAGTTAGTGGTTTTACTCCTTTATATCCTTGAAATGATTGCATTGCTATTAGATGTG